CTTCTCCTCGCGGAGCTCTTCGAGCTCCTTGATCTGGAGGTCGATGTCCTCGACCGTCACGTCCGCTGTCAGCCAGGGGTTGAGCTTGCGGATGGCCTTCTCGATGTCATCGAAGAGCCTCGGGTCGCCCTTGTTGATGAACTTCTTGAGCTCGTTCTCGTTGAACGTGACCGGCACGCCGTTGCGGTGGAGGTTCCAGCCGGTGATGCTGGACTCCAACAGCTTGGCACGCTCGTCGCCGGACGCCAGCTTCATGGTGGCGTCGCCGGTGACCTTGCCGATCCTGACCTCGCGGTTGAGCTCGTTCAGGTACTTGCGCTTGTCGCCCTCATTCAGAGCCTTGAGGACGAGGTAGCTGAGGCCGTCGGGCAGGACGTACGTCTCGACCACGTCGAAGCCGAAGTAGTCGGCGTAGACGGCCGTGGTGGACGGCACGCCAGCGTCGGCCATGTTCTGCTCGGTCTGGACCTGACGGGCGTGAGCTTCCTCGGCTGCCTGATCTGCGGCGGGTGCGGTGTCGGACACTTGTTGAACCTCCTGGTTCATGTATCTTGGTTGATGTGGTTGCGGTCTCCTGGGAGGTCGGAGGCGAAGTCTCCGACCTCCCAGGTCCGCACGCCGCTTCTCAGCGGATGGTGCTGAGGCCGTTCTTGATGACGGCCGTCAGGATCGGGGTGGCGGGCAGGGGCCGCACCGGACGGATCTCGATGTCGTGCTCGATCACGTCGTCACCCGAGGGCGAGACGTTGAACGGGGCGATGATCGCGGTCGGGATCGGGATGGTCATCCCGTACTTCACGGCCGGACCCGTCGAACCAGGGATGTCCTCGTACGAGGTGACCACGATGTTCACGTCGTTCTTGTAGGACTGACCCAGCGGACCGGTGGCCGACGGCGAGCCCCACATCGCGGTCTTCCAGAGCGTGGCGTCCTGCGGGCGGATCGTCACACTCATCGTGACCTCACGACGCTTGGGGACGAGGTCACCGAGCGTCAGCGAGCACAGACGGAAGTCGTCATCCTCGATGTTGTTGTTGATGTCGATCGAGAAGGACTTGGCAGGCAGGTCCACACCGTCCCACTGGACGCAGACGTTCGAGCCCACGATCAGCGGGGTCGAGTCGTAGTCCCTGTTGGCCAGCGGAGTGCCGGTCGTGTCACCGAAGTCCTCCTGGGTGAGGGCGATGAGGCCAGCCGTGCCCATGAGGTAACCGTCGGCCGCAGCCTCCAGATGGAGGGTGTTGACCATGGCGTCGGTGTACTTGAACACCCGGTAGCCCGAGCCGATGCGCTCCTCGACCGAGAGCCACGGGAGGGCGGCATCGGTCGGGGTGACGGTGTGGGTGTACGCCGTCGTGCTGGTGGGACCGGTTGTGGCGCCGGACCCGAGCGCCGCCTTCAGGAGTGTCGGGAGCTCCTCCAGGCGGGCGTAGAAGTCGTACTCACCGGAGTACGCGATCGGACCCAGCTGAGCGTCCGGGATGTCCCGGTTGCCACCGATCTCGGCGTCCGGGATCAGGAGATCTCGGTTGCCACCGATCGAGCCACCTCGGGTGTAGAGGAACACGCCGTCGGTGGCGTCAGGGGTGCCAGCGGTGGCCTGCGCCGGAGTGGCGTAGGTGCCCTTCGCTGCCTGCGTGCGGATGCCGACGTGACCGGCCTGCGACGAGTAACCCATGGATCAGTCTCCCTCGGGGGTGTCGGACTCGCCGTTCGGCGTGTCGTTGGACGGCCCCTGATCAGGGACCTCGATCTCTGGCCCAGCAGGGGACGAGTCGGCGGGGGGCGTCGGTGCGACACCACCCTGTAGGCCGGTGATGACCGGCACCTGCGGCGACTCCGGGAGGGGAGCCTCCAGCGCGCCGTCGACCAGGGGTGCTCCGTGGCCGCTGGCATCCAGCACCGTGACCCCCTCAGGGATGGTGGGCGTGGTCGCTCCGGGAGCGATCGGCAGCACGTCGATCGGCACGCCATCCTGCTCGGGCGTCTTGTAGGGCTCGCCACTGGCCGTGACGCCGGTCAGGCGGGCGAGCTCCTCCTTGAGGTGATCCTCTTCGTTCACCAGAGCCACGTAGGCCAGCGCGTTGTTGGCGGCGGCGTTCGAGACGAGATCACCACGGGCGGCTGCAACCTGGAGGCGCAGATCGTCCACGACGGCTCGCTGCTCGGCAACGTCAGCTGCGGTCACTTCGATATCGGGCACTTGAGTCTCCTTATCCTGCCCTGAGGGCTTCGACCTGGATGATGGCCGACGTGGAGCAGAGGTAGGTGAACGAGCCCTGCATCCGGCTGTTCAGGTATGTCTGCTGCATGACGTCCAATCTCTTGATCCGTTCGTTCGTCTGCTTCACCTGTTCCGAAGCTCCGAGCAACGCTACCTCTAGCGAGCCTGAGCGGTACAGTACCTGCCTCACAAGGGCACAGAGGGTGTAGAACACCCTCCGACCCGCTACCTCGTCCACATTCTTCAGCATGTTCTGGATGCGAAGGTTGTAGTTGAAGAAGTTCGGCTCCCGAGTTCCGATCAAGGCCGATGACGGGATGCCCTGCCAAGACTCGAGAATGATGCCGATGCAGTAAGCCTCGTCTGTGGACCGCAGAGCTCGCTCATGGACGGCATGAGGAGGATTCGTGAAGTTCTCCTCGAACACCCTCTTGGTCTCATCAATGATGAGGTTCGACAGGTCCATCAGACCGCCACCATCGTCTGCACACCCATCGTGACCTCGGCCATGATCCATGCTTGGAGCATCTGCACGATCGTGGCCATGTCGCGCTCGGCCAGGGCAACGACAGGGCGAGCAGGAGTCACTGCGCCAGGGAACAAGGGATTACTGTTGGTCCCCTGCTGGGCGTGCTGCAACTTGGTTGTCGCCACAGGGTCAGAGAAGATCTCCTGAGACGGCTTGGTCAGCGTCACACCAAGACCATTGGACTCCACATCAGAAGTCTCGATGACCCAAGCGGCGAGGTCACCGGTTCGGATGTTGATCTCGTCAGCCGGCGCGCCAAGCGCCTCTTTGATCCGTCGCGTCGTCTCCGTCAGCGGCGCCCAGTTACCCGAAGCATCGTCACCCTCGACAGCGAACCTGTCCGCCGCCCGATTGCCGAGGTAATCATCGACCTTGGTGTTCATAAAGGTCATCATCGACGGCGTGTCCACCGCCATCATGGCGAGGTGGAGCATGTTCTGCACGTCGATCGTGTCCACGTCGACCACGACGATGTCAGCACCGTAGGCGCCCTTGGCGCTGCGTGGGGTGATCGTCGCCATCAGGGCAGGTCCACTGCGTCATCGGGCCGCACGTAGTAGGGGCGCCCATTCAGGACCGTCTGGTTGAACCCGTTGAGCAGGCTCTCGCTGTCAGCGATGATCGAGGTGGGGGTACGAGCACCGATGGCGCCAGCACCCGCCTCGTCAGGAATCCCCGGAACATCGTCCCAGTCCTGCTGGGGAACCCGGAGGGCGATCTCGCCACCGGCGATGATGTGGAGCTCATCGAGCCCCTCTTGGATGAGCCTGAGGCCATACGAGTGCATCGCAGCCTCGTCGGCCGTCACCGACAAGATGTACCGACCCATCGCCAGCTTGGTGGCAATGGTCTTGATCAACATCTTCTCGTGATAGACCATCGAGTCAAACGGGAGCGGAACCTCGTACAGAAGGCCCAGCTTGCCGTCGATCTCGTCACACGCGTTGCGGATGAAGCGGTTGAGGTCGTCAGGTGCGGCGTCGACCACGTGAGGAAGAGTGATGTCGGTTGTGGCGCAGTAGTTGACTTCGTCAGGCATCTCTCACCTCCAGAGCAGCTGAGCCGACCGCAGGATACCCCACAGTCGGCTCAGCTTCAGCACTGGTCTTCCGATCAGAACTCCTGGGGCGTCTCCGGTGCCGGAGCGGGCGGAACGTCACCCGTGAACACGGGCGGCTGCTCCACGACCTCTTCCGGGGGAGCCGGGGGCACGTCGATGGGCGCCGAGTCACCCTCGGGCACCCCGGCCCCACCGTCCTCGGTGACCTGCTCGACGGGAGCCGGTTCGGACTCGACGGGAGCGGGGTCGACCGTCTCACCCACGTCATCGGGGGTGTAGGTCGTCACGGGGGGCTCCGCCACCGGGGTGTCCGGTTCCTCCGTGTCGATGACCGCGCCATCCTCAGTGATCACGTTGCCACCGGGGACCGGGACGTTGGTCCCGGCGTCGGCGTAGTACTCCGCTGCCGGAACGATCTCCGGCTCACCCGTGATGACGAGTGTGACCTCGCCGTTCGTACTGGAGTACTCGCCGGGCTCGGCGTAGCCGGTCGGGTAGGACGAACCCGCCACACCCGCCTGCTGCTCCGCCACTCGCTTGGCGATGTTGTCGGTGTCGGGGAACGCCCCAACGAACTCGTCCTGCGCCGAACCGGCACTGGTCGTGTCGTTGCCGAGACGCTCTCCCTGGTCGTCGCTCATGGTCTAGTACCTCTCGATCGTGGCGGTCAGGACGGCCCCGTCAGGGGAGGACCGTCATGCTGTAGGTGAGCTCCATGTGGGGGAACACCGGGAAGGCCTTGACGCCCGTGCCCCGGTCGGTGCCCCACGGGTCCGTGGACTCCTTCTCCCACTCGTAGAACCCCGGCTGCCAGTTGCCCTCGGGGTGAGGGCTCGTGAGCGTCCGGCCGAAGCCGATGGTGTCGTCCAGCGTCGACACGTCGGCGGGGTCGGGCAGGAGGAACACCTTCTTCTGGTTCAGGAAGCGGTTGTTCGTGATGGTGGTCGAACCCACCGTGCGAGTCCGGTACACCGAGTCGTACTCGATGAACTGGATGCCCGTCTGGCGCTCGATGACGGCCTGCGCCGCCGACGGACCCCAACCGTCGATCAGGTACTTGGGGTCGATCGGAGTGCCGGTGCGCTCGGTGGCGCCAGTCGTGGTGAAGCCGTAGCCAGGCACGGCGAGGCCGGATCGAGCGATGAACTTGCTGGAGTTCATCAGCGAGTTCAGGACCTTCTTCGACGTGATGGCCCTCGTGATGCGGACGCCGTAGGTGTCGTACATCAGCTGCTGGACGGCCAGGAGGTCACCGATCGGATCGGAGGTCGTCAGGTCCCAGGTGCCACCAGCGGGAGCCTGGTCCGTCTGACCACCCGGCCGACCGAAGTCGATCGAGAACTTGATCTTCCCGTCGTTGTAGGTGATGCCGGAGGTCTCCAGCGCCGTCATGATCAGCCACTCGATCCGGTTGTCGAGCTTGGCTCGCCGGAGGGTGGCGTCCCGAGCGAGGCGAGCCTGGAACTCGTCCCGGTTGGACTGGATCGTGACCGGCATCGGCCATCCCGGCGAGTTGATGCCGAGGCGGTTGGCCACCAGGAGGGTGTCCCGGTACCGCTGGACATCGCTTGCCGAGTAGTGGTCCTTCAGCGACCAGTCGATGACGGCCGCTCGACCCTGACCCCCGTACAGGAGATCCTTCTGGGCGAGCTCCGCCTCGGCGTCCTCGGCGCGAGCCGGAGCGAGGCCACTGGTCAGACCCTTGGCGTAGTCGAAGATCACCTCGTCGGTGGCGACCTCCATCCATGGGGCGAGCAACCGAAGGCCGATGTGCTCCTGGGGCGGCTCCAGGTCACGCAGGGTGCCGAGAGCGACTTCCTTGCGAACCAGGCGAGCCTGATCGAGATCCGGCATCTTGTGTGTCTCCTTCGGTGATCAGCGGACCAGCAGCGCCAGGTTGGCACCGCCGCCGGTTGCGAGCGCGTTCTTGGTGGTCGTCGTGGCGGCGATCCAGGCGCCAGAGGCGACCTCGAACAGCCACGCCCCGACCACGGCTGCCTCGTAGGCAACCGAGATCTCCACGTCGTGGTGGTTCAGCTGCCACGGCAGGAAGGTGTCGTTGACACCGACGAGGTTGGCGACGGTCTGACGACCGTCGGTGGCCCCGGCGTCGCGGGGACCGACCTTGCCGGACTCACCCGTGGAGGTGATCTTGGCGATGCAGGTACCCGGCTGGAGCACCTTGGTCGCCGTGCCGTCGATCGTCACGGCCGGGACCGTGGACGCTGCGATGGTGTAGGACTCGAACTTGAGATCCCTGGTCGAACGCAGGTAGACGTTCTTGCCGAAGGGGGTCTTGGCGGTCGAGTCCTTGCTGAATGCAGGCATGTGTTCTTGTTCTCCTCAGGTCAGGCCGTGCGACCGGCCGCGAGCTCCTGGCGGCGCTTGAAGGACTTGGTCTCGGCGATCTGCTCCGGCGTCTTGCCGCTGGCGCGGTGATGTTCGAGGATCTCGTCCAGTGTGGCGATCTCCGCCGCGACCGGATCGTGACCACCGGCGCCGAACTGGGCGCCCTGCGGGCTCTGACCCGCCTGTGCGCCCTGGAAGCCCAGCACGGGCTGGACCGGGGCCGCTGCGGGCACCTGCGGCGCCGGGACCTGGGCGTAGCCGAACTGAGCGGCCTGCGCCGCCTGCGCCGACACCTCGGGCGACAGGATCGGCGCCGGGGCGGCACCCTCGTACACGGACCGGAAGGCAGCGAACTGGGCATCGTCCATGGTGGCGACCGCCGCCTTCATGGCGACACCCTGCTGGGCCACGATCTTGTTGCCGTGGACGAGGGAGTCCACGAACGTCTCACGCCCGAGCTTGACAGCGTCGGACTTGAACCGCTCCAGCTGGTCGATGTGACCCTGGATGGCCATGGCCTCCGTGGTCACCTGACCGTTGATGCGGTACGCCTGTGCGGCGCCAGCCGGGACCTGCTCGACCTGCGTCTGCGGAGCGACGGGGGCCGGAGCGGGCGGGGGCAGGACTGCCTGCGGAGCAGGCGCCTGCGGGGCGACGGGGGCCGGAGCCACCGCAGCGACGGGCTGCCCCGTGGCCGGGTCCACCACCTGCGGCACAGCCGGGGCGGGCGGCGTCACAGCCGGGGTCGCGGGAACCGCGTGAGCTCCGGGCGCCACACCTCCGGGCGCCGGAGCTCCGTTGCTCGGGACCGCCACGGCAGGTGCATTGCCACCTGCCGCACCGGGAAGGTCTGCCACGGGCGCTGGCGCACTGGGAGCTCCCTGCGGGATCGTCTGAGTGGTCGTGGTCATGCGGTCGTCCTCCTGACCTGCTCTGTTGTAGGCGCTCTGTTGCGTCGAGTCCAGCACCTCTGCCTGGATTCGCACTGCCAGAACGGCGGGAGGCTCGGCACCGGTATTCCGGTAGAGCCCCTCGACTGCCGGGATGTCCACGAAAGCCAGGCCGAGCAGAACGGGGGAGAACGTATCTCCATCGTTCGTCTCGTACGGGCCGATCTCGGAACTGACGGGACCCAGCGTGCCCCTTTGCCACTTGTTGAAGGCGTCGGGCTCCGTCATGGCGAGGTTCGCCATCAGGTACTCGCCGTCCACCCACACGCTCTCGATCCAGCCGACCACGTCGCGAGCCGACCACGAGTGGTCGATGCGGACTGGAACGCTGGGGAAGATGTTGCTCTGACGCAGCGCCTGGTAGTTGGCGGCAATCGCCTTGAGGTCTGCAACCGACCACGTGCGCTCGCGACCCAGACTGTCCTTGAAGGTCCCCGCTCGGAAGATCTTCTTGTTCTGGATCATGCCAGTGGACCCAGCAAGGCTCCCCAGGAGGGGAGTGGTGGGGATCTCGATCTCGTCGGAGAGGTAAGCCACTGACGGCATGGCGGGACAACCTAGCCCGTCGGGTTCGCTTCTTCCAGCACCCTCGCCAGATCGGGCTCCAGGTCATCCCCGGTGGTGTGAGCAGGGATCTCTCCGCCCACCACGTTGATCGTCGTCCAGCGGTAGCACTCCCGGCACTTAATGCGGACAGACCCACCCCTCTGGGCCGTGTAGACCGATTCAGTGATCAGCTTGCGACCCCGCCAAGCGCGGATGTGCACGTAGGCCATGCCATCCGGTGTCCTGCCTGCCACGGCCAGGAGTGGCTCGTGGTGGCAGTAGCACCGGATCTGAACCTCATGCTGCTTCGATGGCACCGATCACCTTCGCAGCGATCATCACGACATCACCGGGGCTTTCGAAGTCTCCGGTGTCCATGCCGTTCAGAGTCTCAAGTGCACTCTGCACGTTCGTGGCCTTCTGACCCCAGTGCATGATCTCGGTCGCCGTGAGGGGACTGATCTGGACGGTGCCGGAACTCCACGTGCCCCAGAGGTTCTGGGAGATGCGGGCAGCGAGCGTCCCTGTCCGACTACCGGGCGTCGGGGACGAGCCCACACCTCCAGGGCCATCAGTGCTGCGATCACGCTCAGTGCGATCGCGATCATCTTCCTGCGGCGCGTTGGGGTTGGTCGGCTGGACCTGACGGATCTCGGTGAGATCCATGCCCAAGGCTGTGCCCATCTGCTCAAGGTCGGGCTTAGCGATCCCCTGTCGGAGAAGTTCTGTTGCGATGGCGCGGACAGTATCAACGTTCTCCTT